ACAATAAGTGCCAAATACCTAACTAATGACTGAATCACAAAAATTAATTGGCTCACGCGGCTCTAAAGTTCTAACCTCAACTGCTGGCGCCCACGCCAGCTTAACAGGCTATTCTATAATAGTTCAAGAAGACACCGTTATTACTACTTTTGAAGTAGACGGCTCAGACGCTTTAGCAGCTTACGGACTGGACGGAACTACTCTACGAGCAGGGGCTTATATCGTAGTTCCTACAGGCGATAACATAACCGCTATTACTATGAGCAGCGGTAGTGTTATTATCTATAACCAATGATAAGCGTAAGCAATATAGGAACGGGCGTAGGTTCGTCTTCTCAAAGGGCAGCCGGGGGCGCGCCTTCGTTTGCTATTCAGCGCTCTATTTACTTCGACGGGGTGAATGACTTAGCGTCTAATGGTAGCTTAACTACTAACGGTTTTCAACCGTTCAATAACAAGGACTGGACGGTAACTTTTTGGGCAAAGTCAGACGGCACCCGTTACAAAGACCTTGGTACTGTTATGGCTGTTGCAATAGCAAACAACTCGGGGAATGCGTTTATGTGGGTGAGGTTTAAGAATGACGGCACAACTGATTCAACAATTAACGTTCGAACAAACGTTAAAAATTACACCAGCGGCCACACCATCACGTCAGCAAAATGTCAAATTTGGCAGCACTACGCGGTCGTTGTTACCCAGAACTCGGGAACCGCGAAACAGGACATCGAAATTTACGTCAATGGCACCTCGGTAGACACGGGCTCCGTCGACCAAAGCACCCGAACCAACACGAACGTAGACGTCTGTTTAGGCTCGTCAAACAACACTACAGCACACCAAGCATACAAAGGCTATCTTGCTGAAATAGGGTGCTGGGAGACTGCTTTGACCTCTGGGCAAATCGCAGCTATTTACGGGGGAGGCTCAGGCGCTGACCTATCGACTATCGGAACAGTAAAGGGTTACTATAAACCACTAACGACTGACGGCCCTACTACTGGAAGTATTACAGACAGCAGCGGTAACCAAGATTGTACTATGAACAACTTTGTAAGCCCTTACGGAGTAGTAACAGATACGCCATGACATTTAGAGCCACACAACATAGCTGGGCTTTTTTGCCAGAAGATGAATACGACCCAAGCGCTATAACACTTGCACACTACCAAGCTAATTCTGAGGTCTTAGCAGCAAGCGAAAGACCATTTAGGTGTTTGGAGTGGATTGGCGACCTACTGCCAGAGTTAGAAAATTGGACTGTTTTTCAGGACTCACAAAGGGCTGCTGAATTTTTAGAGCAAAATTGATTATGAAAGCCTTTGAAGTGACCACGCTACTAAAGTTAGGACTACCCTATATAGTCTTCTTCTTTGCGCCTATAACCGCTTCTATAATAGGTCTGGGCGTTCTAATATTTGCAGACGTTTTTACGGGCTGTAAAGCAGCTAAAATGCGGGGCGAAGAAATACGCTCGAACCGCTTGGCTCGGACTGTTTCTAAGATTATCTTCTACTCTATTGCTATAATTCTAAGTAGGGTTATGGAGGTCGCGTTTATGGACTGGCTGCCAGTAGCACAGCTAACGGCTGGTTATATTGCTATAGTAGAGTTCAAGTCTAATCTTGAAAACATCGCCAGCATAACAGGCGTAGACGTCTGGAAACACTTACTAAATAAATTTGAAGGGTGGAGTAAGAGGGCGTAAGTGGTGCGTTATACACCCTAAAGAATGTAACTGCGAATATGGAAAGTGTAAAGAAGAAGAGAACAGCAAAAAAGACAAGCCCAGAAATAGCCGCTAAAATTATTAAGAAGTACGAAGGTTTTATGCCAGAGGCTTATATTTGCCCCGGTGGAGTTCCTACTATCGGCTACGGTTCTACTATGTACGAAAACGGGGACAGGGTAGCTATGGACGATTGTAAAATAGACCGTAAGCGGGGCGAAGAAATACTACTTTACTTTATCAAAGAAGTAGAGCAGCAAGTTAAAAGCGTCTTAGAGGTTAAGCTAAATAATAACCAACTGGCCGCCCTTGTTTCTTTGACGTATAATATAGGTATAGGCAACTTCGGTAGGTCTACCCTTCTGGCTTGGATTAACTCGAACCCTTCTTACTCTGAGATACCTTCACAGTTCAGGCGCTGGAAAAAGTCAGGCGGTAAGGTGTTAAAAGGCTTGGTGGCTCGTAGAGAAGAAGAGGTAGAGTTATGGCTATCGTAACCTTCTTTCTTAAGGAGTTCGGGCCCTATTTATTCGCCTTTGTTCTGGGCGTTCTCGTAGCTTCTAAAGGCTGCCAGAAAACTAAGGTAGTTACCATAGAAAAGGCAGTACCTAAAGTCGAATACGTCGACCGCTGGAAGACGGATAGCGTCCGATTCGTGACCACTAAATACCTTACTAAATTGGACACTATCTATAAAGACAGGGTAGAAGTCCTTTTAGATACATTGTTATTAGTAGACACCGTTAGCATAGTCCAGACGTGGTTAACTGAAGTAGCGAAGTACGACACTACTATAAAGGCGCCTTCTTACGTTGCCCGGCTAACGTGGCAGAACTACCAGAACAGAACCGAAAAGCTAACCCTGAATGTAGAAAGTAAGAAGGTCAATAACTGGGCGTTAGGCGTTCACGGTATAGCTGGACTGTCTACGGACTTTGAACGCTCTTACGTTCCACTATTCGGACTTGGCGCCCAGCTAACAGTTAAAAAGAACTATTTTAGTTTGAACTATGGCTACAACGGGCAGCACTATATAGGCGCTGGGGTAGGCAGAAACCTAATAACCAAATGACTACACGCGAACAGATAGACGAAATTTTAGAAGAGAACGCGAAAGACTGCGCGAACACCTACGGGCTTTCTATGACTGAAGAAGATAGAAAAGGTATAAAGGCCCGGTGGCGTGAACGGCTCTTAAAGATGCGTAAAATAGATTCTGCTTTTTGCGATGCGGCACGCTTCAAAATACACGAATGAACAGCGCCCACGTCTAAAGGGTAACAAGCTGGCAGCTTATGAGAACCTGACAAGGGACGAAAGGCGTATACTGGTTATAGGCGACCTACACGAACCTTTTTGTTTAGAAGGCTACTTAGACTTCTGTATAGACACCTACCAGCGCTATAACTGTAACCAAGTTATTTTTATAGGTGACGTTATCGACTCACACTACAGCAGCTTTCACGAAACAGACCCTGACGGCTACGGAGGTGGGGACGAATTGACCCTAAGTATAGACAAGCTACAGCGCTGGGTAGAGGTGTTTCCAGTAGCAGACGTTACTATAGGAAACCACGACCGTATAATAAGTAGAAAGGCGTTTAGTGGAGGTATTCCAAAGGCTTGGATAAAGACCTTTAACGAAGTGCTTAACGCCCCTACTTGGAACTTCGTAGACCGGGTAGTATATGACGGGGTGCAATACGTTCACGGTGAAGCTGGAACTGCAAGGGTTAAGGCTAAAGCAGATATGCAGTCCACAGTACAGGGCCACCTCCACACTCAGGCTTATACGGAGTGGTTCGTAGGCCAGAACTTTAAGGTGTTCGGCTGTCAAATCGGGTGCGGTATAGATGCGGGTAAGTATTCTTTCGCCTACGCGAAACGCGGTAAGAAGCCAGCGATAGGCTGCGCGGTCGTTATCGGAGGTCACACCTGTATTAATGAACTTATGGAACTATGAACGTTCTTATAGTCGTAGTTATGGTAGTCTTTATGCTACAGGTTCTAACGCTTGCTGGTCTGGCCTACTTACTTTACTTGCTGCGTAAGGTCGAAGACACACAGGACGTTATCTTTAACGCTTCTGCGAATTGCGAAGAACTGCTTAAGGCGCCACACGGGGACGGGTTCTCATTTTCAGCTAACTAAAAAAATTTCTATAAATGTTTTGAGTATTCAAAATGTTTAGTAGTTTAGCCGAAACTTTTAACAACAGAAAAATGGTTTATTCAGAAAAACACACTACTACAGAAGGTAACAAATTAGACTTTGTACAATATAACGACTGGTCTATTGTAGTTTATGATAACACTTGCCAGCTTAGCATGGTTTACATCTTCGGCCAGCTTGGCGTTCTTGGATTCGACGCTAAAGGGAGTAGAATCTCTGAAGTAGTCAAAGATGCTAATCAAGTAGTAACTGCTTGGAAAGAAGAAAGAATTTGGTTCTAACAAATCTAACCGGGGGCAACCA